CGTTGAGTCCTCACACTCGTTACTGGTCACAAAATCGACGAGCCACGATCGTCAAATATCCGGCGTAAGTTATGCAAAACGTATCGACTCCGCTTTATCAAATCCTCACCGCGTCACAGCGCGACCTCGCGCCAGTCGACCTGTTCGAGTTCTATCCGCCTGGCACTACCGATCTGATCCCTGGCAACGCAGAGCGGCGATTCGCGGCCACGTCGCTGGTCTGGTATGGCTGGGAGTATGAGCAGCAGGCCATAAGCCGGGGCGATGTCAGCAGGTATATGACCGAGAAATTTAACTCGGTCAATATCACGCTTTCGAACGTCGATCGCACGGTTTCTGATTGGCTATCCTCGATCACGCTTGAAGGGTATCGCGTGGTCATTCGGATGGTCAGTCGGTCGCTGTCAGATGATTCGGTGGTGCTGTTTGTCGGGCGATGTGAGAAGCCGGGAGATGTAGAGAACGCGCAGATTACGCTGACGGCCAAGCAAGATCTGGGCACGATCGAGAATGAAATTCCGTTCAGCAAGTTTGACCTTAAATGTCCCTTGAAATTCAAGGGTACGGAATGCCTTGCCGGTCAGACGTTGACCGAGAAAACGGCCACCTATCAGGAAGCCAGCGTCTGCAATAAATCGTGGTCGCAGTGCTTCGAGTACGGCAATCACAAAGCCTTCCAGGGCTTCAGGTACCGAGCGGTCATAGGCTCGTTCAAGGTCAATTCCCGACCATCGGGGATGATGGCGATGCTTGGCTCCAGACGCGCAACCAAGCAGTGGTCAAGCTCTGACAACATTCCCATAGGCCAGTCGGTGCCAATGGGCCTTGGCCGCACACAAATTGACCTGACGCCCATTCTGTACGCTGACACCGGTGAATATCTCTACGGGCATTTTATCGCCGGTGAAGGGCCGGTCAGCGAGGCGTCGCCGACCCAAGTCTTTGCGGACGTTCGCAACACCACGGCAGGCTGGGCGACGACGTTTCAGACGAAATACGAACACCGGGGCGATTACGGCTATGATCCGGATCAGCAGACAGACAGTGCGCTTCTCGGCGATGAGTACTATTCCCACCGCGCTTATGTCGAGGCCACGATTGAGGGAAACAATCCAGACACCGGCGATCCCGCACCCACGCTGGCGGCGGTGGTGTTGTGGCAGCCGACGCCGACACTAAGCGGGGCCTGTTTCGATAACACTGACTGGTCAGACAATCCGGTGGAACACGTGCGCTTCTTGCTGACGAGTGAGCGTGCGCTCAACTATCCGGCGGACTGGATTGACGACGAAGTGGCAGTCTCGACGGCCAAATACTGCAACGAGCCGTTGATTGACGAATCGGGCTGTGAAGAATTCTGGTTTGACCAGAACAACGGGACTGCGGGGATTGACTGGAAGCGATACCGGTCAACGGGAATCCTTGACTGGCAATATTACAAGTGGGTGCTGGGTGAGCTCACCAGCAGACCGCAGACGCTTGGCGCAGAGTATAACGCCTACGATCCCGAGAATCCGCCGGTTGACCCACCGGCCAGCACGTTCTACCGGAAGCGATATACATCGAACTGGCACCTGAAGGAGCCGATCAAGGTCAGCGACTTTCTCTTCAAGCACTTGCTGCCGTCCTTCCGTGGCTATCTCGTCACAGGCGCGGATGGCAAGCTCCAGATCAAAACGGAGCGACCTGCGCTGACCTCACTGCTCCGCAACGCCACATCTGTTGGTGCGACCACGGTAGCGGTCGAGGATGTAACGGCGTGGCAGCGGTTGGCCTACAACAACATCTACTGCCACATTGGCTCAGGGATGGAGACGAGCGAAACACGGCGCGTCACCTCTTTGGCGTACTCGTCAGCAGGCAACTCAATCACCCTGTCAGGGGTGCAGAACGTCACCGCCTATTCGGCCACGTTCGTTGGTGGTAGCAGCACGCAACAGGCCACCAACTACTTTACCGTGACGGGCGCAGCTACGGCGGCGATTGTCGTTGTCGATGGGATCACGATCACCGGCGGCAGCGGCAGCGGCAATGCGACGATCGGCAGCACGGCGGCAGAGCTGGCGACGCGCATCAACGCTCACCCTACCCTGACCCGATATATCGAAGCGACGTGGAGCAAGGCCCAGCCAGCGGTGGTAACGCTCAGGGCCAAGCTCGGGGTGCTGACCCTCAACGCACCGCTTGAGAACGCGCACGACACCGACGAGGCAGTGACACACGTGGCGGCGGTGTTCAGCAATCGCGCACGGGGTGTCCTCAGCAAGTCGAACATCATCCGCGATACGTTCAAGTGGCCTCTTGGTGGCCGTCAGTCGTCCTACAATCAATTTTCGATCGTCTATACAGACTGTGTGCAGGACTTCCAACAGACGGAGCTGCGCGAGAACGATTACGACCATCAGGAGCGCACCAACAAAATCAACAAGTTGGAGATCTCCGGCGCGTGCGTGGACAACTATCATCAGGCTGATCGACTGGTGCAGGCTGCGCGGTACAAATACCGGGACGGTGACTTCTTCTGCTCGTTCCAGACGACTGGCGAAGCGTTGCTTCTCGAAGAAGGCGATGTGATATGCGTTGAACACGACAACATTCCCGATAGTCACAATCACCTCTTCAGGATCGAGGAGCTGCGGATCACTCAGGATCACCGCGTCAATATTGTGGCGCGGCTCTATATGGAGGATCAGTATCCCGACGCGGCAGCGGTGCGAACGCTGGGGTTGAATACCGGATCGGTGTGGATCGCCAAGGCACCGCCAGCGGTCGACAACCTGGCGATCAGCTACACGACCAGCGATTCAGGGCGCGTCCAATTTGATTTTGGGGGATTCGTTGGCACCCAGACTGCGCGGATTGAAATCAAGCGACCGGGAGAGTCAACGTGGTCGCCAGTGGCCGAGGTATCACCGGACGGACTTGGCCGAGGCGCAGCAGAGATACCGAGCCTCAAACCAAACACTGAGATCCGCGTCGTCCCTGTTGGCCCGACGGGCCTGACTGGTACGGTGTCGAGCATTACCGCGACCAGTCCTCTCTATGTTTGGCCGACCAGTTATCCGTCAGTCAGTGGGTATGTTCTCAGCTCGACGACGGCTGGCGTGATGTCTTGGGTGGCGCAAAGCGGCGGCGGTGGCGGTGGCACTCCCGGCGGCAGTGATACGCAGGTGCAGTTCAATGACAGCAACGCATTCGGCGGTGATGCTGGCCTGACCTACAACAAGACGACCAATGCGTTGACCATTGGCGCGGGGTCGCTGAAGTTTACCGGCTCGACCAGCGGCACGATTACTATTCAACCAGCAGCCAATGCAGGGACATATACCCTGACCCTGCCGACTGATGACGGCAACGCCAATCAAGTTTTGACGACAGACGGGGCAGGTCTATTGAGCTGGGCCACGCCATCAGCCGGAGTCACCGACGGCGACAAGGGTGATATTACGGTCAGCGGCACAGGGGCCACGTGGACGATCGATAATGACGTGATCACCAACGCCAAAATCAGCGCATCAGCGGCGATCGCTGTCAGCAAGTTGGCGGCAAGCACAATCTCGGGCGTCACGCTGGGCAGCAACCTGAACGCGCTCACGATTGGCACTGGCTTGTCAGGTTCGAGCTACAACGGATCAGCAGCGGTCACGATTGCTATTGATTCAACTGTAGCAACGTTAACGGGAACGCAGACATTAAGCAATAAGACTTTGACCGCTCCTCGCTTTGCGTCCGCCGATAGCCTGTGCGATAGCAACGGTAATGAATTACTAAAATTTGTGGCTACGGTTGCCAATGCGGTCAATGAGATATCTATTCGCAACGGCGCAACAGGAAGCACAGTCGGCATTTCCGCCACCGGTGACGATGCTAATATTACCCTAGATATTAGAGCCAAGGGGACGGGTACGGTGATGTCCAATGGGGCTACCATCATCAACACGCAGGATGTTCAGACATTAAACAATAAGACCTTGGCGAATCCCACGCTCTTTGGTGCCGTGCTGACTCAACGACTCATAGCTAATAATAGTTCTGGCTCGGGTACAACCGCAGGCACGTTAGGACAAATCCTGCAAAGTCAGGGTGATAATCAGATCCCACGCTGGGTCAATCAGGCCGCTGGCAGTGACACACAGGTGCAATTTAATGACGGCGGGGCCAACCTTGGTGGCGACGCGGGTCTTGTGTTCGACAAAGCGAATCACAACATGACAGTGGGTGCGACTGGTACAGCCAATCAGCTGCGACTGGTCGAGACTGGTGGCGGCACGGATTATGTTGCCCTTCGCGCTCCGTCAGCGCTCGCCGCGAACTATACGCTGACGTTGCCGACTGATGACGGCGACGCAAACCAGGTGCTGACCACAGACGGCTCTGGCGTGTTAAGCTGGGCGACTCCGAGCAGCGGGGGCGCGGGTGGTCAGTTCGTCGTCAAGAACACGTCTGGAGCCACAGCCAACGCCAATGACGTGGGATATATCGACAGCGCAGGCGAGTACAAGACGACGACTACCGAGGCATTTGGCGGCGCGTGGTGCGTCGTGGTGACAGGCGCGGCAAATAATAGCGATATCACCGTGGCGCGGCGCGGCAAAGTCACGGTTCGGCTATCCGCCAACTGCTCAATTGGTGACAGGCTTGTGACCAGCACGACGGCAGGACGGGCAAGACCGCTGGGATATGATCATTACAATTTGTTTGCCGTTGCGCTGACAGCCAATAGCAGTGGCGCAGGTGGTACGTGTGAAGCGTTGCTCTACACTGGCTCCAGTTATCAATACGTAAGCAGCGATTCAGAAATTCACGCTACCGCTGCCGGTGGTATCAATAATTCAACTTGGACGGCCACGATATCAGGCACGCCAACTGCGACCACAGTAACTTTTAATGTGCCAACGACTGGCACAGCGTCTAATTTGAATTGGCAAGGCAACAAGTTGACGAGTGTCTTGCTCTACAATATTACGCGAGGCAACTATCGGCAGGCGTTGTCGTGTAATTCAAGTACTCGCGTCATTACGACCGAATCCTCTACCGGGGATGGCTGGGCGTCAGGTGATTCGTTGACTTTGACGCCATATAATGACGCCAACACTGCCGCTTTGATTACGGGGACTATTACCAATTTTTATGGCTGCCAATTCAAGAACACGACAGTTATTCCGTCGTTGACGCGAGCTGTGGCCGTGACTCATTTATGGTTCACCTCTCAGAACGATCGAACATTTCAGTATCACCCATATGAGTCAAACAACATTACATCCACAGCAGGTCAAGGCAAAATCATTTCCTGCTATACAGGTGTGACCAGTACTTATCACGCATTTTTCCCCATCGTGCCGCTGTTAAATCGTCGATTTTTAGTGCGCATAAACACTGGCACTGGCGACACGGTTAATCACTTTTCATATGTGGCCGGTATCTTCGTTGCAGCACCATGATGACATTTGCTGAATTTTGTACAATGCGCCATCCGATGACGGAAGTGGTCACGCCAGTTCCGGCAACATGGTGGCACGTGCGCGAGTATCGCCTGAGACGCTTGCAGGAGTCAGATATTGCCGTTTTACGCTACACCGAGGCCGGACTCCCCGTCCCGGCTGAGTGGGTGACGTATCGGCAAGCGTTGCGCGATATCACGACGACCTATCCCGACCCTGAGAGCGTGGTATTTCCCGACCCGCCGGAGGTGGTCATTCCGCCCAGTGTGGTGAGTCAGGAAGATCGGCTTGAGGCGGCGGAGCTAATGATCGACCTTCTACTCGACACGCAACAGGAGAGCGCATAATGGCTGAGATAGCGATTACCCCGCAGTACCGCTTGGTGCTGAATCGCTGGCAGGCTGGAACGATTACGATCAGGCAGGTGGAGCTATTCGTAAAAACTGGATGGCTCACCCGCGATCAAGCTGATATGATTTACACTTTTCCACGGAAGCAGACCGAGCTGGTGGTCAACGATCCCCTGACACCAGAGCGGATATATTCAATTCAGGAGGCTATCAATGGGAACCTTGAACACGACACTGGGACAGCTGGTCAATAGCTGGGCGAGTATCAACAAGCTGATGGAATGTGAGCTACCCGCGCACGCTTCGCTGCGCTTGGCGCGATTCGTTCGCGTCGCGCTCCCAGAGTGGGAGCAGTTCGAGCAGAAGCGGCAGGAGCTGATCAAGCGATATGGCGAGGCCGGGGCCAATGGCGATCTGGTGGTGACGCCGGAGCATATGCCGGAGTTTACAAGGCAGCTCAACAAGCTACTTGCGGAGCCGCTTGAGTTACCCCACCCCAAGCTCAAGGATTCGGATATTCTCGACGTGAAGGGGTTGTCTAGCTACCACTTTTTTGGGTTGGTCTGGCTGTTCGATGACGGGCAGCAGGAGGAGAGTTAATGGCGCACGATCAGACGCTTGAAGGCGATCGCCGCACGATTGCATTGGCACCGCTGACCAAAATCGGTGTGCATATCTGGAAGCTCGTTGCCGGTGATACCTGGGAGCTACACCGCACCTACACCGGCCTGACCAGTGGCGCGACGATCAGCAAGGCATACTGGACAGTCAAGGCGGCGGCGACTGATCCCGATGCCTCTGCCCTGTTCCAGATCTCGATTACCAGCGCGTCGACAAGCTCAGGTCAGATCATCGACGGCACCACAAACGGCGGATCTGTGGAAATGGCGTTCATTGCCAGCAAAACGCAGACCGCGCCCCTGATACCGGGGCAAGAATACGTCTACGACGTGCAGGTGATTGACAGCAATGCCCAGGTCTACACGCTTGAGCTGGGGACGATCTGTCCTCAGCAGGGTGTCACCGCTGCGACTACTTGACGCCACGCTTCTCCAGCCACTTGCGCAGCTCTGCCCGCCGCTTGCGCTTGGCGCGTAGCTCAGGGCTGACCGGCTTGGCCGCATACCGCTTGCGCTGGGCCTGTCGGTGGGCCTCGGCACAGATCGCACAGCGCACCGTCTCTGCTGCTGGGCCAATCTGACAGTCAATACAAATGGCCGCTGCGATCAGTCTGTCTCGCAGCGGCCTTCCAGTTTCGCGAACCTTCCTCATATACCTCCTCAATCAGACATCAACAGATAAGCCGCTCCGATGAGTACGGCACCGATCAACACCAGCTCGTGTAGATTCTCCATTATTGACCTCCTACGGTAGGCGCTGACGCCAAGTAAAAGCCGCTGCCGGTGATAACGATAGATGCCAGCGTATACAGCGTCGAGCCGCGAAAGCACATAGACACCAGCAGCAGGATGACGCCCCAGCATCCGCAGAGAGTAGCCGTCCCGCGCCACATTGCGTGATGCTCCGGCTGGGTTGTGTAACCGCCATTCAGCCAGATTTGAGCGGCCCATACTGCCATCAATGCGGCCATCACGGTCACGGCATTGATAGCCTTTTCTTTCTCTTTTGCGTTGGCGATTCCTCTTTCCTCTCGTGTCATTATTCAATCTCCCGGTATGGATGCCAAGGATTACAGTCCACGTTGGCTTTGGATTCGACGACACGCCTCAGCCAGTAGACCAGTGTTGATCTGTGCAGCGTGTTGCCAGTCCACAGATATTCCCGCACCGCTTGGTGCAGGGTCATTGCCGGTATCGTTGCGCGGTCGAGGTGCGGCAGGTAATCGGCCAGCGTGACCCGCTGAGCGTCGGCCAACTTGCCGGGTGATAGGTAGATCGCATACTGAATCGCCGCGCTGATCGCCTCTGCCTGGCGGTCAGGATTGCCGGACGGCCACTCGGATCTGATGTACTCGATGGCCGGAACGGGCGAGGGCCAGCCGTATCGGCGAGCGTGGACGATTACCGGACGCTGGGCCGGATCGCCGGTCTGGAGTGATTCGGGGTGATAGATGCAAATTGTCCCCGACTGAATCGGGATCGGCTCAGGCACAGGGATCTGTGCATTGCCGACGATGGCGGCGATGGCGACCAGTCCGCCGACCAGCAGCGTGAGCAGCAGGCCATTACGGCGATTACGGCCAACGCTGGCGCAGGTTGGACACTTGCAAGTGATTTTGGGGCGATGTGTGTAGTTCATTTGGAAGCCTCCTGCCGGGAGGGGGTGAGCCTCCCGGCGTTGTGGGTTGTGGGTTAGCTGGCCGGGGCCATCCCTTCCAGCTTGCGGCGATATGCGGAAAGGATCTTTGCCGCTGCGGCGGCGGTCAACGGGGTCAACGTCTCCGGCATCCAGTCAACAAAATCTTGGCCAGAGAGTCGGTTGATGCCGTCGGTCAGCTTGTCATACTCGACGCCCTGAGCCATCAGCTCGGAGCAGAGTTCGACCAGTTCTTTCAGCTGACTGTCAGTGATCGGGCCATCCGCAGGCGGCAGGCCAGCAGGAGCCGGGGCGACGTGCGCGGCGGGAATCGACTCAACCTCGGTTTCGTCGAGCATCCCGAGGCCGCAGATCGAAAGCGTGACGCGCCGCTTCGCCTTCGTCTCCGCCTTCATTAAAGCGTTGGCCAAGGCCTCGCCTTTGGCGTTGCCGATGGCCACCGCGCCAATTGACTCATCAGATCGCCCATCGCTGGTCGTGGCGCGAGCGGTGACGACATAGACGTCCTCGACGCGCTCACGGCTGACGATGACGACCGAGACACCACGCAGGGAGCGCAGCTGATCGGTGGCGTCCTTGCGTGCATAGAGCGTGAGCTTGCCGTTGAGCGTAATATATTCGAAAGGCTTCGTGAGCGGGTTCAGCCCGATGCTCTGACAGACCGTGCTGTAATACTTGGCGCGCTCCTCTGGCTGGAGCTTCGCCAGGTCGCCGCGCACGATGACGCTCTCCATAATCTCGCCGGGTGATGCTGCGTTATGAACGAGTGCGTTCTGTGGTGTTCCCATTGTGTTCCTCCGTAATTGATGTTCTGACAGGGGGGATACTATGTCAGATGCTATTATTTGTCAATAAGAAAATATTACCAAGTGCCACGATTTATCGCCTTGGCGGTAATGCTCCGCTCCAGCTCGTCCGGCAGCGGTTCGCGGTGACGGTCGCAGCAGTCCTCCGCCTCGCGCTGGCGTTCGTGCGCCGTCTCGCACAGTCCGCACTGGTAAATACTCTCCGCCTCCTCTCCGTGACAAGCAGCAGCCTGATCCGGCTCTGCGTGGATCGCGTGGCAGAGCGGATATCCGCAACGATAGTGGTAATAGATTGGCTCACTCACTCCCACCTCCTTCAATTTTGGCCACCACGCTACGGGCCTTTGCCCACATCGTATCGGTGTCAAAATGTAGCGGCGCACCTTGGTCGTTGTAGGCCAGGAACATCCGCAACGCCTCCAACATCTCCGGCGCGGCCATTGCCAGTTGAGATAGTTTCTCTTTTGAAGAAAAGAGGGCTACGGGCTTGCCATTGTCGTCCAAGAGAACGTCCCAAGTTGCCCACGGGTTTAGAGTAAACGCGCCAGTTGGTACGTTAGGCGTGATTTTCATTGCTCTTATCCTCCCTTGCTTTGCGCTCCAGCTTTTTCAGCCGCGCTTCATTTTTCCAAAACCAATCACAGTGGCCGGGATACTGCCAGAGCGGCCCAGCCTCCAGTGCCTCGACCAATGCTTCCAGTGCGGCGAGTGCGGCGGGGGTCATTTCTGACCCTCCACATATACCTGCCACGCTGATACGGCGGTGAGATTACGTCCAACAAACGGCACTCGGAACACTTGACCGTTGACATATATCGTCGCGTCTGCGCCTTCCGATGTTGGATCAATGCGGATGGCGGTGACGTGAGCGGCGTTGATATACAACAACCGCTCGCTATCGCGCTTGACGTGAACTTCCATTTCGTTGATACAGAATGTGAGCAGCATCAAAACGGCACCTCCGTCATATCATCCCACGTGTAGACCGAGGGGTTAGCCTGGCACTCCGCGCAATCCCAGGTGTAGCTGTCAACCTCCCCGTCGCGGGTGACATACTCGTCACCCACGATCGTTCCATTCTCGCAGCGGGG